GTTGCATTTGTATCTGATGAAATATATTTCCCCAAATACATGAAATGTACAGGGGTGTTGATCGATTTAGCGATATAATCATCTTTTTCGAACCCTAGTAAAGAACCGAGACCCCAATCTGTATACCTAGAAAATATCGATTGAGATATATTTGTTCCGCACCGAGTCGTATCTGGATACAAATCTGATCCTTCCGAAAAGGCGATTCGGAATGGGTCTCTGTCATTTCCAAACATCATTTTATGTCCAATATCATCATATATGACGTGGAATCTATTGTATGATGGATCATTGTATGTCCCGTTGGTTTGAATTGATACGTTCATTCGATTCTCGATTTCTTGTGCCAAATCCGATGATTGGTAGTATCCATCTTGAATCTCAATCTGAGTACCCGAAATATCTATATTACCAGAAACATCTGTATAAAATCGAAACCGTGTATTCTCTCGTTTTTTACTAAATGTATGATAATTTACTGGAAATGAAATTTCCGATAAGCGAACTGTTTCCACTCCTCGCATTTCGCGAGGGAGGTTCAATTCGAAGTGACTGGTTTCTGGCCATTTGGATATATCTCGGTCATTTGAATGAAATGATACAAAATGTTTATCACATATATACGTATTTTCCGACGGAATTAAATTATGGGGATTTGAACTGTTTGGGAACATTTATGTTGTATTGATTATTTATTTTATCTATTCGAATTAAACGAAAATAATTGATTATTTATTCGTTTCAATAGAGAGATATGTAGAACGGATAGAATTACATATGTATAAATAATTTTCTAATGGAATTGTAACAATGCCGAAACGATGTCCTCCTGGAGTATTTTGTATTGAAAATAATACGATAATAATTTTAATTTGTATTACATTGTTTGTTTGGTATTTTATATATGGTAGATCGTGGGGTACCATTAGTCAATCGGTACCAATTCGACACAATGATAACGTACATTCGAACGAACGAATACATGTACATTCGAACGAACGAATGCATGTACATTCGAACGAACGAATGCATGTACATTCGAACGACCGACCTATATTATACATGCCCCAACACAATAACCATCCAATTCCAATCAATATCCAGACATCAAATACACAACTGGCATATGAACAAATCGGTATACTGACCCGCCACAACGGGGACGAAATGATTCTTCCTCTAATGGGACGAAGTATCAATACATCTAGAGATTCATGGAACTTTTATACGTCAAACGAAAATGGAATACGTATACCATTATCTGTGAATGGAAAAAGTGGCATGTCCGAATATGGATGCGATAATGTATATAATGGGGACGTTGTATACGTAGAGGGATACAATGACACATTCACAGTTACTCGATATGAAACCGATACATTACGTTATATTGGTTGATTTTATACAGATGAAGCTAGAAATTGATTAAGTGTATCAGTATTTGGTTTCGCTTCGTAATCATATATTTTCCCTTCATATCGGAGTTTAATTGTTGGATAAGATTCAACTCCGAATTGGTTCGCAATGTCTTCATCTTTATCACAATCTATTTCATGATATGTTAATACATGACCATTGAAATTCCCTCCATTATGTAATTTAAAATCATCCCAAGAAGGTCGTCCCTTTTTACAGTGGGGACACCAATCAGTATAAAAGTAGAATACATCAATATCGCCTCCTCCAACTCCTCTATCTGAAGGATGGTATTCTCCGTTTTCTATATATGTTTCTGATGAAAGTGATGGCACGACATATGTTTTGTATACATACACAGCAAGTGTAATGAAAATTATAATAACACAAACGGTAATAATCGCTGTTGTTTTATTTGTACCATTCATCATGGATGCAACTTTGGTTTTGATTCCCTCAAGCATCAATATATTGGCTTATAATATATACAACGTATTAATAATATAATATTTTACCGCATGATGGATATAATTGAAACCACATAAAATCAATATACAGATATGTTATCTGTAATATGTATATAGATAAACACTACAATGATTATTCGAACAAAACAAGGCGATCTTATTGAATTAAAAAGAAGTGAATTTTTAAACGATGAATTGTACTATGAATCAATTGCCAGAGCAAAGGGATTGGATAATAAACATATGGAACAATCAAATTCTACCATAAATGATATTATTAAGAAAATTAGCGCAGGAAACGTAGAAACTGTACCTCGTCGCCGAGGTAGTTCGGGGCATTCCCAATAAACATAGAATTTTTATAATGAAAATTGTATATACGGTTATTATATACAATTATTGTAGTAAAGATGGTTACCCGATCAAAAAAAATGAGTAAAAGTACCAAAACTATGAAAACATTTAGTGGATCTGATTTTTTAAGTAGAGATGGGATGCTTACACGGGTTTGGGGCCCTAGTATATGGCATTATCTTCATACAATGAGTTTCAATTACCCGATCAATCCAACTGTGGCTGATAAGAAACACTATAGGTCGTTCATTCTCAATTTGAAAAATGTCATTCCGTGCGGGAAATGTAGAAGTAATCTTGTAGAAAATTTTAAAAAACTCCCTCTCAAAATGTCTGATATGAAATCGAGAACTACATTTTCGCGTTACATTTACGAACTTCACGAACTTATAAATAGAATGTTGGGAAAAATATCTGGGTTGACGTACAAAATGGTTCGTGAAAGATACGAACATTTCCGTGCAAGATGTACAGTAGATGAACTACAAAAACCCATTCAACCATTTCGATATAAACAGGTCAATACAGTGCGTTGTACTAGTAGACATTGTACTGGTACACGAAAGAAGAAACGCGAAAATGGATGTACAGATCCCCTATATGGTAAAAAATCAAAATGTATAATTAAAATTGTACCAGATAACGAACGTGTAAAGACATTCCATATAGATAAATCGTGTGAGCGTAGTCGCGACTAGTCGGTTGTATAAATTACGAATCAACTAATTTACGCGGAATTTCTCCCATACATGATGTTAAATATCTCTCCATCCGAGCAATATCCAATTTAGTTAGACACATATCGCATCGATCAACTTGTAATAATTCTATTATTTTTGATTTGTCGTATAGTCGAAACAAGTTGTAAAAATACTGCATCAATGTATGTGTGTCCATATGCATTTCGTTACAAATACGTTGAATAAACTGTTGGTTACTATATTCAGAACTATATTTTGTTAGAATTTTAGTAAACCGAACAGGGTGTTTTGGGTCGCGTTTTAACGACAATGGATTTACATTGGATGTATTAGACATTAAATGTTTACAATGCACGGCATTTGGACCAACCAATTTCAATAGGGACGATATTTCAGTTAGTTGCCATAGTTGGCGTTGGAATATATTTCTGTCAATGAAATCGGACGCTATCATAAAATCAACCATTTCACTATACAAATCAATTGTCTCTTCTGAATAAAGTAACCCATCGATAATATTCTCGTGAAAGTTCATTCCCACGACGGTTTTGTCTATATCTGCCGTAATACCGAAATATGCATTCATTTCGACTGGATAACGCATCGCATTATTAACAATATCATCACCGCAACTAAATTTACGGCCCAAATCCTTCTTATACATATAATCGACGCCTCCCATTTGCATTATTCTGTGTACATCATATAAATTAGTAATATGACTAGTATCAACATCGATTTTGCTATCAAGTTCAGACGATATTATATTTAAATATTGTTCAGGTAGTGGATCTGCGACATTAAATACATATGAAACCTTCATCAGTTCGGATATTTTCTTATTATGTCTAGTACCAGAAATACAAATAACTGGTGCGTTTGTATTTTCGTCGGATTCCAATTGTCGTTTAGTGCGTTTCGGTCGAACCAACTTTAGTAAAAATGATAATGCCCCACCATCTGTAGTTGATGAATTTGTGCCAAGTCCAATTCCATCCATAACAATCACAATTTGTTTTGCCTTCTTTGTCATCATACTATAAACACTTTTTGTACCAATAAGTTTAGAAGTTAATTTACATATTCCCGACAATGGAGTTTGTGATGGACCATTTCCAATTCGGATAATATCAAATACATTGGGGTCCAATATTCGGTCGACAAGACATGTTTTACCAATACCAACATTTCCATATATAAAAATACATTTTTTTTGTTGAGGGTTATTTATATTAGTCATTATTTCTTGAATCGTATTTTTTATAGAATTATTTAGAGATTCTCGGTTCAATAATTCAGTATAATCCATTTTTATTATATAAGTACAATGTCACTTTAGCACAAATGTGAGTAATTATATAAATTGTATACTTTACATTAAGGTTCTTTTGATACTAATTAGGGGTGGGGTGCCAAACATTGCGTATAAATACAATAAATTATATATCTACATGTTAGTTAGGTTACTAATTGATTTATTCGAATGGTACAACTTCATCAATTATTTATCAGGAAAATTTCTCGTTCGGAAATATTTGATTTCATATCAAATTGTTCCGTTGATTTAATACGAGATGATAAATATTATGTAATCAATGAAACGTCATTTAAAAAATCTGTTTTGGACGGAACACTTCAAAAATTTTGTGTTCTAATTTGTCCATGCTATATTAAAAGTAAACGTGGATATATAGAAAATGTTAATACTTATCCCCATTTTTTAACAATTATCCGACAAGTATGTCGGATGCACGATATATCTATTAATAAAAAACGACAATCTTCGGGGAAAAAGACTATTCACGTGTACCATATTTTCAATCCCGATGTTTCTACAGAGCCAGTATCTGAAGACAATCACCCAGAGTAAGACATAATTGTGATATACCAATTATGACTCGGATTATGATCATTATAATAATGATGATCATAATTATTGCACCAAAAGCACTAATAATTATATATTGATTGATTCTAATCCGATAGAAAGCATCTTTGCAGCAAAGACGTTCGATTGCATCAGTTCATATGGGGTTAAAACACAAAACCAATTGAACTTTGTTCTCATTCGTAACTGTTTCTCTGGTATTAATATTCCACACGAAGTACAATGTAAATGTATGAATGTTTCACTCATTAGATCATCAACTATAATTTCGGACCCATTTGCGTCCCGAGTTCCAATTGTCTGACCTGGGATTAATCCGACGACCCCATTCCCAATTTGTGTCGATAACCATCGATTAATCGTTCCCAAAAAATCCGAACTGGCAGATACATCGGCCGATACCATGTAAGATATATATGTTTCATATTCTTCAATTATTTGCGCACCGCGTTTACCACCAATAAACACTTCATCGGATTCGTGTGACATTCCTGTCCCGTTAATTGTATGAGAAGGCACTTCGGAAACAAACAAATCCACATCAGTTATCATTTCGTGATACATTTCAGATAAATTCGATGTGCAAACAAATGAGATTGGAACAAACATTCCACCATATTTATGTAACAATTTTGCAAATCCTATATTTCTTAATCTTGATTTTATTGGGTCTGGTGATACCGCGAGTGAAACATCCCAATCGGGGATTAATTTTGTAAATGAATTGTCGTCAATCAAACATATTTTAAATGAGTCACCACAATGAGACACGATTGTTTGAATGGCCAGATCTGTATACGGTTGATTCATTTGAACTGACGTACGAGACCCAAATGAACTCCATTTTCTTGAATTCCGTTCTGTTGGCGAATGGATCCATATGATAGGCTTTTTCTTATTGTCTATATCGTTGTTTGAATTCATCAAATACTCATTTATTAATTGAAGTTCTATGATTTCATCGTCTTGTTCTATCCGCCGTTTGAATCTAGCATACAATAACCCAAAACACAACATAATCACAATATAAGCCACATAATTTACAAAGTCCATTTGTATAACTAGGTAATTATATTGTGATAATATTATTATATTCAAAAGCCAATCCGTAGTAGATTCGCTTTCCACGATTTTTGTATTCTCTCTGCCCGATCTTCTTCTTTGGCTAGTTCATATAATCTATATGTGTCGTCC